CCGAAAACAGTCAAAGAACTAAGACAAAACCGATGGTATTATATGTCAAAGGCCTTCAAAGATGTTACCGGACCGTGTAATCACGAGTCATAACGCCGATAGGGCGCGGTCTCAATTAAGAACATCTAGGAAGTGGGAAGCCACCGATTCACTGCGCTGGAATTTTCGCGCAAGGTGGCGCCAAACAGACTGATTCCGTCGAAGGACATGCAAAAGATCCTTCTTCAAAGCGACGGATACAAGACTGGGTACGACATAGAAGGTCGAGACATCAAGAAGGCCGATGTCATCGGCAGACAAGTCGAAACAGTTGGACGAACGTCGGTTCCGAAAACTAACAAGTCGCTCCCAAACGGAGCGGACTTGGATTGGGGAATCTGTAGGAAAATGTGAGATAGGATACAGTCCGGGGTGATCACGAAGAAATTGGCTAGCAAGTGTCTGCCAAGTGGAGCCATAAACGGCTCTATAATTATCGAGATCATCCTCTGGGCCAGGTGGGCCCAAGGCAGAGGGGGGCTGGTAGGCCATTATCGGCGAAAGACCAACACCTCCACAATCTTCTGGCTCAAACCAGGGAAGACGAGCCTGCTCAAGTAAAGCACGATTGTGTCTAATATACTGAGTATGGACTGCGGCTGCAAGATGTCTGGGACAAGAAGAGATCAACTGACGATGACGTGAGCCGATGGACCCCAATCGGGGATCACACTCTATAAGGTCCTTGACTTCAACATCAACAGTCGAGCGACAGTAACCAAACACTAACCCCATATTGACATACGGGGCAAGGGTGAGGCGACCATCAACAAGATTAAATGACGTGGAGTTAATGTTAGCATAGGTGGGGTGAGTGTAGACCTTGCCCAAGGAGGGAACAAGACCAGCAACACGAGCGACGGACTCCCAAATAGGTAGGAAGTTGCGCGGGGCACGGACCAAGCCGTCATCACCATTAATCACCATGGGGGTCTGATTTAGTCGTCGACGCAGCCGGGTAATCTGCTCAAAAGAAGAGCGGACGACAGCAGCGTTAATAATACATAAGACGACAAAAGACATAACAGACCCCATGAGCTGACCCCAAGCCTGAGGCTTACCATCCACAACATGACCAGTCAATGAAGACCGGAAGTCGGAGGCAATATCATCAGGAGTGGAGAGACAAAGGTTAAGCTCATCAACACAGGCATTTGAAAGAACAGGATTGAGATTATCAGTCGCTCCCTTATAGTCTAGAGAGTGGAAATCCCATGAGTCAAAATCGACAAAATCCTTCTTGCAGCAATCAACTAAAACAGAATTCAAGAGTCCCTCCGTCACGGTCTCACGAGTTGGCCGGAAGCAACGATTCCTCCCTAAAAGGCGAGAAAGATACTTCTGGTACGGCTTAAGGAGCCAGTACTTCTTAGCGGGGCCCTTCGAAATCACACGAATTTTTAAAGATTCGGCGAGAGCGACGAGCTTCACACGGAAGTCAGACTTTCCTCGTTGATCCTCCCTGACACGCTCATAAATTTCAGCGTAATGGCGTAGAAAAGTTTTCCGCCAGTCGGGGTTAAGACGAAGTTGTCGGTAACCGACCTGACAGTCACGAAACTCATCGAGAGTTCGGACATAAACAGGTGGTTCTTCCTCAACATCATTGCGATCCGGCTCAAAAAGCCAACGAACGCAGATGAGAGGGTCCGTCTGACTGTCACACAGTCGACGCACAGAACGATCAATTTGACTATCGTCAAGAAGCTCTAATGCACGATGATACTCACGAAGACCGAAGAGGCGATCTGGTTCGCCAGGTTCTCCAGGAATGGTCACATCGATATCAAAAGGAGATTCGGGAATGAATCCCTCTCTCTTGAGGACACCGAAAGAACCAAACTCCGACCTCTTTGAAGAATAGGAGGCACGGATAGACGGGGCACATGGAACATGAAGCTCCTTGTCACCGAAAGAAGGCGCAGGCTTCCCGCGAGAGGGACGACAGAGCTCCCGAACGGTCCTACGGACCTGGAGCTCAATGTCGGTGAGTGTCATAACACCGCACGGCACCTCCTGAACAGTAGTCAAAACAGACTTTGTCTCTTGAACCGCCTTGCGAAGGTCTGACTCGGAAGCCCGAGGCATACACTTCTTAAGGTAGAGAACACCCAGGGCGAATTCGCCTGCGAGGGGTCCAGCCATCATACGTCGGATGAACCGTCCCCCAGTGCTGCCGAGCAGCTGACTGGGGACATCCGGTGTAGAGAAAGGGCACTGAGGAAGTACTGTACCCAAATAGCTGGCAAAGAATGCCGCATGCTTGTATTTAAGAAATTTCATCCACCCGC